CTAGATGCGGGCGCGCACTGGCTCGAGCAGCGGCTGGTATGGATTGCCGTCGACCTTGTGCGCGACGGAATGGATCAGCGTGATGGTCACGCCTGCGTCCGAAAGCTGGGCGCTCAGATCTGCGTGCATCACGACGACGCCAATACTAACCACCGCCCCGGTGCGCGGCAGAATGATCCGGTCGGCCTGGGAGGCCAGCGCGTAACCCGCCGTGAAGGCATGTTCGGCAATCAGTGCCCAGACCGGCTTAGCCTTGCGAGCCGCGCGGATGGAGTCGGCCAGATCGAACACGCCCGTGACCTCGCCGACGAAGCTGTCGATCTCAAGCGCGATACCGCGAACCATGGGGTCCGCGACGGCCGAGGCGAGTTGTGCCGCGATGCCCTCATAGGAGGTCTGCCCGGACGAGCGCCCGATCCACGCGCCGCGATGCACCAGCACGCCGGAGATTTCGATCACCGCAATGCCGTCCCGCAGCGCGAAAGGCGTCTGGCCCTCGCGTTGATATTGCTCGGCTAGACCGTTGGTCAGAATTCCGGCCAAGATCCCGGGGCGTGCGGGCAGCGCCGCGAGGGCCACGTCTTCGGGGGCTACCTCAAGGCCAGCCAAGCGCAGCTGCCGCCCGGTGATGCGCGGCCGCAGCCCTGATAAAAACGTCATCGCCTTTGACGGTTCCACCAGCAGCGGCGTGTTGAACGCCCGCTGGGCGATCTGTGCATGGAACATCTCGCTCACTCCTATGGGGCCGCATCTTGGGTGCTGTCTTGGACCGGGTCCTGGTTGGGGTCCGGCGCATTCTGGTCTGGCGCATTCTGATCACCCGCACCGGGTGCCTGCGCGGGCGATCCCGGGCGGCGGAAGTCGAGGCCGAGCCTGCGCTCCCGGTCCCGTTCGCGGGCGATTTCCGCGTCGACCTGCTCGGCGTCATAGCCGCGCTCGGCGATGGCTTGGGTGCGCGACTTCAACCCGGCTTCGATCTGGGCAATCTCGGCATTGGCGTCTTTCAGCGGGTCGACCCAATCCCATTTGGTCGGCAGCCAGGTGCAGGCGAGGTATTCGGCGCGACGGCGGTCATAGCCCGGCAGCCGCAACCCACCGGCCAGAACGGCGACGTCCATGAAGCGCGCCCAGACCGGTCGGCACATCTGGAACACCATCACCTAATGTTGCCACGCCGAGACGCGGCGGCGGAACTCGATCAGCGACAGCCGCGAATTCGAAAAGTTGCCTTTAGCCCCGTCATTGCTGAGGTAACCGTAGGGGATGCCCAGCGCCGCCGATATCTGTAGCAGGGTGCGGTACTGGAAAGGCTCATAAGTCGCGCCAGAATCGGCGGGGGCGCTGACGGTGACGTCCTCGCCGGGATCAAGCCGCACCACCTGACCGGGGGAGACCTCGTAGTCTTCGTCGGGCGGGGCGAACGGGTTATCCGGCGCGGGCGAGGTCACGAACATCGCATACATCGCCGCCACCTTTTTGCGGTCGAGTTCAGCATCGTCATACTGATCGAGCAGGAACAGCTTGACGATGGCAGGCGCAAAGCGGGACACACCTCGCAATTGCCCAGCCTCGACCGGGTCGATCACGTGCAGCACATCCCCCGCCAGAACCCGGAGCGTTTCGCCGGAAAGGCCGGGATCGGTGCTGTCGCCCGGATGGCGGCGCAGGAAGTGATAGGCCACGCGGCGACCCAACAGGTCGAATTCGATGCCTTGCCGGATGACGTTGCCGTTGCTGTCCACCGAGTTGTGCTGAAGCGGCAGCATTTCTGACGGCAGCATTAGCATTTGCAGCGGCACCGCCAGCCCATCCTCAACGCGGCGCGGGCGAAAGCGCAGGAAGACCTCGCCGGTCATGAATACCTCGCGGGCGGCGCGGCGCTGCAGCCCGTAGAAATCCGTCAACCCCTCGGCGTCGGCATCATCGGTCCAGGCCAGCCAAAGCCACTGCACCGCGTCCTTGCGGGATCCTTGGGTAATGGTCGAATTCGGGCTGATGCCGTTGCACACGGTATTGGCCGCCCATGACTCGATGGCATTGGCGGCATAGCCGTTGTTGCGCACCAGCCAGCGGGCGCCGGCGTTCATCTCGGACCCGGAGGCCGCGATCAACGCGTTGACATGGGCGCGCGAGGTGATGAAGCCCTTCAGGCGGCGCTGCCCCGATGTGGCATCAAACCCGCCCGGCACACCGTAACCGCCCACCCATGCGCCGACGCGGGCGCGCCAGTTGGTAACGGCCATGATCACAAGTCCTTCGATGCGAAGGGTCGGGACACCCGTGACCGGGTCACGGTGGGATCGGACGCCGCGATCCGCCGCTCGAGGTCGAAGATTGCCGTCGCCAGTTCGGCATCCGAGCCGTAGGTGAGTTGCCGCCCGTCATAGGTGATGGATCGCACTCCGCCAAAGCGCATGCCCAGCATGGCGGCCAGCAGCGCCTGCATCTCAACCAGTGTCATCACTACCTCATATATGTCGGGGTCACCGCACCCGGTCGGCGGCGGCGCGGTGTCAGCACGGGTCCGGCGGTGGGCGCGGTCTTTACCACCACTTCGGGCACCACCGGCACTTTCGTTGCAACGCCCGCCTGGTTCTCCAGAGACCACCATGTCGCCTCATCCCAGCGGTTCGCGCCGGGGATCCACGCGGCCGCCCGGGCATAGACCCGGCAGTCGAGCGCCTCGTTCCGCTCGCGCATCTTCTGCCATTCTTGGTGGCCAAAGCCGCGCTTGTTGCGCACCGTCACCATCTGCTCGGCCACCAACTGCTTCAGCCATTCGGTGTCGGCCCAGTCCGGCAGGTGCAGCGTGCCGGGGGCATCGCAGACGCCCAGCGCCCTGTCTTCATCGCTCGGCCGCTCCAGCCGCAGGAAGCGATAGGTTTCCGCTTTGAAGGTCGAGACCGCGATGGTCCTGAGCCGCGCGCCCCGGCGCAGACGCTTGCCTCCGATGGTGGCGTCGACGAAGGTCGGCCCCGAAACCGGGCTCAAACGGTTGAAACTTTCCACGCCCCTTATGGGCGTCGCCTGCGCGTAGCCCACGGCGCGCGACCAAGCATAGACGGCAGGAGCCTCATAGCCGGTGTCGATGGCGAGTTTCGATAGCTGCATGACGGCGCCGCTTTCATGCGTCCAAGTCCGACCCAGCAAGGCGGTCAGCTTGTCCCATGCGGCGGGATCCTCCGGCCCACCCGGAATGACGATTTGCTCGACTTTCCAAACCCCGGCCCCAGGCCCAGACGTCAACTTCGATCCGGTCTTTCTGCACATCCGCCCCGGCGGTGAGGAACAGGCCAAGGTGGGGCACGGTGGCGGCAAGCACCTCGCGGCGATCTGCCAGGCGTTGCCATTCCGGCGCATCGCCAGACTCCACCCATGTCTCGCCCAGCAGCGTGTTGCGCGCCGCGCGCAACATCTCTTCCGAGCCTTGCGCCGCCAGCCAATCGCGCGCGATCTGGGCTCAGCTTTTCCAACCCTGCGGCGAATAGAGCGCCGAGATATGGAAGCCGATCGAATGCGGATCGGCCGACATTGCCGTCGCCCGCCACTCGCCCCGCTCCAGCATCCGGGTCTTGTGGTGTTCGGCGATGGGCTTTTCGCAGCCCTCGCAATAATAGGCGGCGGTCTCCGGTCGCCCCTTGTCCCAGCGCAGCCGTTCAAACTGCAGCCACTGCATCGCGCCGCAATGCGGGCATGGCACGAAGTATCGGCGCTGGTCGGAGGCCTCGTATTCCCGCTCGATCCGGCTCACGCCCCGGATTGTCGGGGTCGAGACCATGAACACCTTGCGACGATGCGAGAAGGTGGTGGTGCGCGCCTCGACCAAGGTGACCGGATCGCCCTCCTCGTCAGCCAAGGCCGGATAGGCATCCACCTCGTCGAGAAACAGATAGCGCGCGGGCATCGAGCGCAGGCCGGTGGCCGAGTTCGCTCCGTTCAGTACCAGAATGCCGCCGGGGAATTCCTTTGACAGCATCGAATTGCCCGCATCGCGCGACCGCGCCGGGTTCACCCGCTCCCGCAGGGCGGGGCTGTCCGCAATCAGCGGGTCCAGCCGCCCGCGCGAGGTGCGTTTGGCCATCTCCAACGTCGGCAGCACCGCCAGCATCGGCCCCGGCGCGTGATGGATCACAAAGCCGATCCAGTTGTTGCCAGCCTCGGTCACGCCGACCTGCGCGGCTTTCATGAAGGTCACGCGCTGCGCCGGATGGCGAGGGCTCAGGGCATCCATGTTCTCGCGCCGATAGGGCGTGCGGGCGGTGCGATAGCGGCCCGGTTCCGCACTTGCCCGCGACGACAGCATCCGGTGCGCATCTGCCCATTCCGACACCGTCAGGTCCAGGTCGGGCCGCATGCCTCGGCGCCAGCAGCGCAGCATATCCTCGGCCCCATCAAAGCCGAGGTCGAGCCCGTCGGTCAGATGGTCGGCGTGCAGATGGTCTTCGGTCAGATCGCCATCTTCACCCGAGGTTGACGCGGAGATCGGCGAGGGCGTCGAGGTGCTGTCTGACATGGGTTTCCAGCACCCTCTGCAGGATCGCGGCCTCGATCTTCACCGGCTTGGCCGTTTGCTTTTCCACCTCCGCTGCTACTTCGGCAGCCATCAGCGCTGCCACTCGGGCGGGCCAGGTCACCAAAGTGTCGCGCTCCTGCCGCGCCAGCCGGAACACCAGCGTTTCCGCCCGCGCCCGATCCACCAGCGTGCCCTTCTTCTTCTGGATCGCCAGCTGTTTTTCCTGCGCCTGATAAATCGTCAGCGCCGTGCGGACTTTGAGATAGGACGAACTGTCGGCTGGCCCAGAAAAGCCACTGTCGCCGCCCGTGCTGCGGCGCTGCTGATTGGGATCGGTCATTTCCCCGCGCCGCAAATCGGACGCCGCCGCATTGATCGACCCGTCGCTGTAAACCACCAGCCGACTTGCCTTGCGGGCCTTCTGGATCGCTCCGCGCGACAAGCCGGAACGGGCGGAATACTCGCGTTCACTCATACCTTCCATGGTGCTTGAAGTTTCCTCAATATATTGTAATTAAACAGAAATAACTGTATTATTCAGTTGATTACACTCGCCGACAGAGTGATTCTCGGATCAGGAAATCACCGTTGAACGGAGACCAGATTATGACGCAAACGACCAAAGCCAAACCCACAGCCCCCGAGGCGCTGATCCTCGAGATCGCCACCAAGCATTTCTTCGTTGAGACGCTGGAAACCCGAAACCGCGACCGGCTGGATTTCCACGATGTGGCGGTCTGGGCCACGCGCGCCGCCATTGAGGAAGCTTGCGAGGCCGGACGCATCGCCGGTGCCAAGGCCATGCTTTCCGCCGCCACCTCTCGCTGAAAGGATCAACCATGGCCACCACCACCATCCGCATCGACATCGCAAGGCTGCCCGACCATCTCGACCGCAGCCGCCTGAACAGCGTCGCAGCCAGCATCGAGGCTGCGCTGATCGACGCTGGCGTCCGGGCCGACTGCTCGGACCTGTTCTCGCACCTCAAGATCGAACTTCGGACCGCCCAACTCGCCGCCGCCAGCGCCGTGCTGGCCGAACTGCAACTGATCTGAGGCAGGCCGATGAGCACGCGCGCGCAGATCGCCATCCAGATCGGACCCGACGAATGGGCCCACGTGTATGTCCATTACGACGGCTACCCCGCCCATATGCTGCCCGCGCTGGCGCGCTGGAAGCCCGAAGATATACTCGTCGCGCGCGAGATACGGCAGGTCACGTCCGAGGCGCTGGATTGCTTCAGCCCGCCGCGCGCACCGCGCATCCTGCCGCGTCCGACGCGGGAGTTTGCCCATCTTTACATATGGTCGGTTGCCAATGGGTGACCGTCGTGCCGCAGGTCGATGCGGATCGGCGACTGCCAAGGTCGCGTGGCGAAGTATGATCAGAAAGCGCTGATATTGCTTGAAATTACCTACACTAAATGTCCCGTCAGAGTGATTCTGATTGCTCGGAAACGATGCAACTCACCACAGGAGACCACGCCATGACCAACCGCCGCGCCACCGACAATTCAAAAGCTCTCGACGCCTTCATCACCGCCAAGTTCCAGATCGACGCGATGCTGGCGCGACTGGCCGCCCTGAGCGACGACCACTTCGGGACATGCCCCGACGAGATCAACTGGGGTCATGTCGGCGACCTGAACCGCTACGCCGAACTGCTTTGCCGCATCACAGACACCGCATTCAGCGAGGGCGAACACGCCGAGTAACCCCGCACATCCAGACCAAGCCCCGCAATGGCGGGGCTTGCTTGCGTAGGAGGGCCCGCAATTCCGCGCGCTTGGACCAACGGAGATGCCAATGTCTTGCCAGACCCTGCTGCACGAACTGGCACCGACCCTGAACCCCGCCGAGGTCGAGGTATGAGCCGGGTCAGAAAACGATCCGGGGGATCGTTTTCCCGGCGATTGGATGCGCCTGCACTACGGCACCCTGAGCCATCTGCCGCCCGAAACCTTCGCCGAGGAACCCAAGCTCGCCGCCGACTTGGAGCGCCAGTCGCCGGGCACCCTGCGCCGCATCGCGGACAGCATGGGGTTCGCAGACGATTTCGCCAAGTGGGAGGCCTGAGCCATGCCGCTTGACCCCGCCCAGCGCCATCAGATCGAACAGGACGCCATCACCGCTGCATGGAAGGCCGAACGCCTCGCCGTCTGCGACGACGCCATCGCTCTGCTGCGCGAGATCGCCGAACAGGAGGCCGACGACGACGGCGATGTGATCCTTGGGGCCGACGAGCATGGCCACAACGATTTGCTGTCGCGCATCGCCGCATTCCTTGCCGAGCACGACCAGTAAGAGGAACCCGCCATGACCAAACTTTCTGAGACCCAGACCATCATCCTGACCGCCGGGGCCCAGCGCCCCGACAACCTCGCCATGCCGCTGCCCAAGGGTCTGGCGGGTGCTGCGGCAAAGATGGCCGTCACCAAGATGATGATGCACGGCTGGCTGCAGGAGGTCGACGCCAACCTGCGCCGCGGCGATCCGCTCTGGCGCGAAACCGGCGATGGGCACGGAACGACGCTGGTGGTCACTGACGCCGGGCTCGCCGCCATCGGGATTGAGCCTGTGGTGGTCAAGACCGTGGCGGCCATTCGCGAACATGCCTCCGTGACGCCAGAAGCGAAGCCGCCGACCCAACGCGCGGGCACAAAGCAGGCGATGCTGATCGCGATGCTGCAGCGCCCCGAGGGGGCCACCATCGCCGAGATCGTCGCTGCGACTGGCTGGATGGCTCACAGCGCACGAGGAGCGATCTCGGGCGTGTTGAAGAAGAAGCTCGGGCTCGATGTCACCTCGGAAAAAGATGGGCGCGGACGGACTTACAAACTCCCGGCCACCTGACGCACTCGAGCCTGAAAAGACCATGGCCGCCGTCCCACCGGGGCGGCGGTTGCTCATCTGGCAATCCGCATCCGGATCGCCTCGAACACCCGTCGCAAGGCGAACGACCGACCGATCGATACCACGGTGAAGATGGCCCCCATCGTCAGGTTCTGCGCCAGCGTCGCGCGCAGACCGAATACCGGGAAGATCAGGATCTGGGTCGCCACGGCGACGCCGTAGCCGACGACCACATTGGCGATGGCTTCGACCAGCGACATGGCGCGCGACTGCTTCATGCTGTAGCCTCATCCATCCGCTTCGCAGTCCTGCCGGTCACCATCTCCCGGCGCCGCACCGCGACTTCGCAATAGGCCGGGTCCAACTTCATCGCGAAACACCGCCGCCTGGTGCGTTCGGCGGCGACCAGTTGGGTGCCAGAGCCGCAGAACGGTTCATAGATCAGGTCGCGGGGATCCGAGAACGCTGTCAGCACCGCCTCGACCAATGCCACCGGGTGCGATCCGGCCGCACCAATGCCGCCCTTGTGACGCATGATGCGGAACACAGAGTCGGGGATGCGGTGGCTCTGGATCAAGTTGCCGGTTCCGGTCTTGGCGTGGACGATGCCGTCGGCCCCGCGCAGCCCACCGCCGCCGAGGATTTCGCCCGCATGCTTGGACGGGACGGTCTTGTGCGGCTTTCGCGGTGCGCGGTTGAAGTGGAAAATGAACTCGTGCGACGGGGCCAGGCGACCCTGCCAATCGCCAGGCAAGCCCGGTCCCTGATCCCACACATACAAGCCAAACCGTCGCCAGCCAGAGGTGCGCATCCATTCGACCCATCCTTCCCAATAGGGCTGCCATTCGCTGTCGCGGTGCACGAGGCCGAGATTGACCAGCAGCTGGGCGTCGGCTGTGACCGGCGCTGCGGCGAACACGCCTTGCATCAGCGCATCCCAATCGCCGACCTTCTCCTTCGCCGCGCCGTAGTCGCGCTGCTGGGCATAGGG